CCCTCCGAAGAGGGGTCATTTACCAGTTTATTCGTTATCCAATTTACGATACTGTGATCGTACCGTTAATCTGGAATTCAGCACTACCTGTCTGTACTCCATCCACCATGGCATCTGGCAGCGTCGGGAATTTAAGGATAGCTCCGTTGAAAGTTCTGGTCTTGATGGGAGTAACGACCTTGAAATTCTTAGTGGTCGAGGCTTCAAACGCCACCAAACAAGCCGCCTGGCCTGCGTCGGTTTCAAGAATATGAATGTCTGATGAGAAGGTACCGTTATCAACCAAGCCCGTTAGATATTCCTTGGCAGTTGAATCAAGATCACTAACGTCAATCTTACTAGCAGCAGCGCCAGAAGGTTTAATTGCCTTTACTTCTTTAACTTGAATCCAGGCCGAAGGAGTAGCTGTTGTATTACCTGCATCAATAGTAATGGTTTTGCCAACAGTATTAACCTCAATAGAAAAGGTATCGTTAGTTGTACCCGTAGCGTAATGAGTTGCGGTATAACTATTACCATTCAAATCAGCGGCATCTACTCCGGTAAACCCGGCAAGAGTCACTACATCACCGTTAGCAACCCCAGCGTGACCCGTAATTGCCAAAATAGTAGGATACCCTACCGTGATTGCAGTAAGAACTTCGGCAGCAGCAGCAGAACCTTCAATATAAAGTTTGGTTTGTTGGGCAAGTTGTGCGGCAATACTCATTTTGAACCTCCTTTTGTCATCTCGACAATAGTTTAGTTTTTACTACAAAGTTGTTTTACTACGTTAATTTACTAATTTACTAATTTACTAATTTACTAATTTAACTTCTATCCCAAACATAATATTCCATGTGAGAATAAAACCTATCTGTGTCTGACTCTCTACCGTGAGTAGGAACACTTATTGCTATATTTGGTAATGATCCTTCAACAACAAGAGGATCTAAACCACTATCAACAGCAACAGAAGCCGCTATATTAGCCGCATTCATAGCAGCAACAACGGCGGCTTCTTTGGTCAGCATTTCATCAAAGTCAACACTGTAAATAGAAATTTGCATTCTGGGACGGCTTATATCAGTATTTCCTTCTAACGTATGAAACTTAGCTCCACCAACCTTAATGTAAATGGCGTAAAGTGCTGAAACTTCACTTTCCGTACCATCTGGATCAGGATGAACAATTGGATATAATTCAGTTCCGAAAACTGGGTATAGAATTGAATGTAATCTTGATTCAACACTCATGACGCTTTAACTCCTGATTGACAGAGCAATTCAAGTTCACGATTACGTTCATCAACATTATTAATCCCAAGAATCGAATAAACTTTACCATTATAAAGAATTCTCATTGTGGGCAAAACACCGTCAATCCAACGAAAAGAAATCTTAGTATCTGAACCAGGCCATGAAGCATTAGCAGATTGCCTTTCATATGAGCGTAAAGTTTCAATGCTTGCCCACAATGAAACAAACGTAGTCCAAGTAACCACAACTGCCCCCGTCGCACTTTTAGTTTTAACAGGGGTTTGAATAGTTATTTGATGTCTTTGTGACCCACTCCTCACATTACCACCTTGCTATTTTGTAATTAGCAATCAGATTGTTTGCTAATGTTGGAATTTCAATCATTTGAATTCTAGTTCCAACTTGTATCGTTTCGGGGTGCTCGTAGAGATTCGCAATGTTTATCAGCATCCACTGTTTTATTGCTTTTGGAACTTCATTAACTTCGTATAAGTTGGAAACCGAATTAAATATAGAACCATATCCGCAAGTATAATTTATCGTTATTGAATCAGATTCATTTAAAGCGGTCGGCCAACTGTAATTATATGCAGGAATAATATACGATGGTTGCTCCGGTTTTCTACTGTTAAAAACTACTTTGTATTCCGCAGTAGGTAATGTTTGTTCAACATTATCCGTGTCAAGATATTTAATACTTTCAACTGAACGTAATGGGGGGCCGGGAAGTTCAACATATCCTCTATTACAAGGAAAAAAATCTAATGTTAAAATTTCTTGCTTGACTATCAAAGATCTACGAGTAATCCCCTCACACATTTCACGAACAGAAGTTATTAAATGTTCTATGTGAGATTCTTGGCCAGTTACTGAAAACCGTATTTGTTGCTCAACATCAGCTATTGTAATTGGTTCGATCCGAGGAACTGATACAATAGGCGCATTGCCAGTTAATGAAAGGCTACCTTTTATAGCGGTTATCGTTGCCATAATTTATACCAAATCAAACCAACCTGACGAAGGACAACTTATCGTTATAGGATTTCCAACTGTAGTTTCGGCAATATTAGCAGGTGTGTTATCGCACAAAATATAGCCAATTAACGGATTAGTTACTCCCCATAACGACCCTAAATAATAAAGAGCAGCGTACCTAAAAGCAGGTATTGTGCCATCCGTAGCGGTCCAAACTGCATCTTCAGTTAACAATTTATATCCATCATTGCCCGCAGTTGCAGAAACAACTCCTGTAAGGGCTACACCACCAGTTGTATATCCATTTCCATTTGCTAGTTCCCCGCTAATATCAGCAAGAACACCATGCCCAATAATGGTAACACTAGGGGTATAAGTGCTTGTTAATAGAATCATACGCAAGTTGGCACTATTCAAATCAGATAATTTGAATTGATCTTTATGCTTACTATATAAGATCATTGGATTAGCGGTCATTTTCCAGTACCCCAAGTAGGTTTCAACTTAATTTCAGGTTGTTTAGCAACAGGAGCAACAGGAGCAACAGGAGCAACAGGAGCAACAGGAGCAACAGGAGCAACAGGAGCAACAGGAGCAACAGCCCTATTATTTAACGTAGAGGTTTCATAAACAGCATAACCTGCGTCAACAAAAATCTTTGCAGTAGAATCGTCAACAGGATACACATTACCAGGAAACATTGAACCTTCAGGTCCGGCTGCAATACTTTTCATTCGTATCTCTCTCATATCTCCTCCTACTGAATCATAAAATGAAGAGTTCCGCTTTTGGTATCTCCACCTTGAGCAATTACAATCTTTATGCGACTCTTTGCAATTGCAATTTTATCGTATACACCAAACGTCGCGGCATACGCAATTGATGAGCCGGTTGACGTATAAGTCAACTGCCGAGGAGCACGAACCGCACTTGCGTTAACGTTTGTCTCAGACCACAACGTTTCGCCAGTTTCTTCAACTGTAACAACAAAATCAACACCATCAGCAAAATCAGTTTTGGCGTAACTGATTTGAGAAAGAAGGCCTGTTACAATATCAGTATAAGCTGTGCAAGCACCGTCTGCGTCAGTTGCTAATACTACACTATGCCGTTCTATATACATATTATTCTCCTTTATGTTTGTTATCTTAATAAAGTTCCTTACCGTAAAGGTAAGGAACTATGGTTAAAACAACAACTAAGCCTAATTAAACCAACTGAGCTGCTTTCCACCAGTCAAGTAAGAAACTGTTTTCAGCAGCAGAACCACATTTGGAAGCCCACACAATCTGCATCACCTGATCCAACGGGAAATTCGTGGCCGTGCTTGCAACGGTGGTGTCAAGGGCAACACCATCAATATAAAACGTTACTGTTCCTGATACTGATTTCATACCGAGCTTCACCCAATTGGTTGTAGGAGTTCCGGCAGTTGCATCAACAGCAGCCCGAGCGCCACCAGCCAACCACATTGCGGTTTGCCATACAGCAGCCGCATCGGTAGCCTGGACGATCTGAAAACCAATACCATCAATAACCTTACGAGCCATGGTGTCATCGGTCATGAAATCAACACCGGTCCCGGTTTCTTCCGACAAACCAAAGAAGACCCCTTGCGCCGTGGCGATTTGATTAATCTTTACCCGAGTTTCAAACCACCAGTCATGGGTAGCGTCGGCCTTAATCAACCCGGCAAGGTTATTGTTGGTACTGACGTAAATCTCGTCATTATCAGTACCGGGCGCGGACCCTTTAACCACTCCGTACATCTGAGCGGCAACAGGAACGAACGTACCATTTGCGCCAACGATATCATAAGGGAAACCATCAGTTGCAAGCGAAGTAAAATCATCACCAGCAGCAACACCCAAAGTAGGGTCAACGGCCAACTGCAACAGTGGGCAATCACTCCAAAAAGTTGACAAACCTCGACCGGCATCAGTACCACCGGCCCCCAACACCTCAACACCCGCAACTAGGTCAACTTCACCACCAAGTTCCCATTCCCCGGTATGTTTTCGGTGATTCAACATATTCTCACCTGACATATTTCTCTCCTTAAAAGCTAAGGGCGGCGAACCGCCCCGTTAACCTGAAATTACGCCTCTTCCGGGGACTGAAGCACGGTGGATTTAAGAGCGGTAACGCTACCAGAAGGCACTTTATGACCCTTGTACCGAATAGCGGTAATGCCAAGGATGACCGCGTTCTGAACCGCCGGGGTGATATTACATTGAACGTAACGTTTCAACGGTTGATAAACGTCAACCAAAATACACGATTGCGTCAACGCCTCGTTTGCGGTAGTAACGGTGTGCGCCGTAGTGGTGGCAAGCCGTGCCATGCTCGCGGTTGAATTTGCGGCATCCTGATCAACGAAAACGTCAATCGTACCGTCTGCAATAATAGTTCCGAGTTCCGCAATAAACAGAACACCTTCCCAACCAGACATATCGAGAATGGCTGAAGTCCGTTTAGTCGTGCCAGCGGCGAAATAGCCAAGAACCTGATCGACTTGAATATTTTGACTCAACATCGTTTTATCTCCTTATATTTGAAGTTACATCTTATCATGTAAACGCTGCTAGGTACTGTCGTTTTATCCAGTTTTTGCAGGCACGCGCCCTGCACCTAGCAAAACCAATGAATTACGCAGCCAACTTAACCCTAGCAAACGCCTCGGCCAGAACTGGCATACCGTCCGTTTCCAAACGACCAATAAAACCAATCTGGTTATTGACCGCATACAACTCATTCAAACGCTGGAACTGAAGAGACAACGAATCAGCAATCCAGTAATGAGTGAAGTCAGCGAACATACCCACATACTGACTAGCAGTAAATGTATTAGGGACGTACTCGGACATCATCAACGGACGACCAGACAACAGATCCGGCTGGCCGGCCTGAGTAGACGGCTGCCAAAGATATTGACCATCACCGTTCTTCAGTTTGGCAATCTGAGCGATGGCGTCACGATGGAACAACCAAATAGCCTTGGCCTGATACTGAGCCTTCAGACTGTACTTGGTACTGATGATGCCGTCCATTGTGATAGAGGTAGTCGTGTTGCCAGTGGAAACGTCGCGAGTTGTGGGGACGCCGTTGTTCGAGGCCGTAAATACACCCAAGGGTTGATTTACGCCGTTGCCGGTCAAATACCCCTTCTCCATGGTGATACCAAACTTGTAGGCCAAACGATCCATCACAATGGCCTCGGGATCCATAGCGGCAGACCTCAAGAGCTTGTTGCTGATCTTAACCAACTTCGACAGAGCGTGAGGGGTCAGTTCACGTTTACCGAATCCGATAGCGGTATCCTCGGCGGCAGCGTTGACCTCGCCAGTCCAGTCACCGTCATCAACATCAGTATCCAAGGAAGGTGCGCCCATGGAAACACCAGAGGTCAGCGGGTAGATTGTAGCAAGACCACGAATGAAAACCTTATCCTTGACGTTCTGAATCAGCACCTTGACGAACTCAGGGGGAGCGTTCAGAAAACCGGCAGCAACATCATTACCAGCAGTCATACCGCGCTGCTCAGGCATCAAGAATCGGAGTTCGTCATGACTCAAGCGAGACTCGCCTAAGAGGATCGCCTTACGGAAAGCGGCAGTACGTTTCTCAACGTCAGGATCACCACCCTTACCGCGCTGTTCCTCGTGCTTCGCCAAACCGCTCTTGACCATTTCCAAATCTACCGCAAGCTGGCGCTCTTCCATCTCGATATCAGTACCGAGACGTTTAACGTCATCCATTGCTTTATCCCAAGCGGAACGCTCTTCGGTATTGAGACTGCGTTTCTCAGCCTCGGCCTTGTCCAAAATTTCACGACCTTTCGCAGCCGCAGCACCCCGCAAATCGCGGAGTTCTCTTACATCTTTTGCCATGTTTGATCTCCTTCGGCTGTTTCAGCCTTTTGAATTAATGATTATGGCTTTATAAAGAGGATTCCAATTCCATCCTCAATTTCATATTTGAGCTTGGGTTATATTCGGGAACTTTTGCAGCTTCAGCAGCCGCTCGTTGTTCTTCTTCGGTAGCAACGAAACTATCAACCGACCTTGTAGCAACGGAAGTGTCATCATAGGCCGGATATGTTACAATAGAAACGTCATGAAGTTTACCAATAGTATTAATGGACCTTACTATCATACCTCTTTCATCTCTGGCCCAACTATCACCACATTCAGCAACATTAAAACCAAAAGAGCATTTATCAATATCCTTTCGATCCATAGATACCCGAAGATCTCTTGCATAAGTTGTATCAGGCGGATCTATTTCAAAATCAAGCCCATACTCACTCTCTATCATACGTAAAGTTCCTGAATTCTTTCTTCCTAAAACTTTATCAGGGTTATGATTAATGAGAGCCATACAATCACCAGTAACGACATTTCTAAACGCTCCTGGTAGCAGTCTCTCTTGAAATTCAACACCTTTCTTGGTTTTCATAACGCCCGATAGTGAGTTAAAAACAGCAGCTCGACCTTCCATAACAGGCGCCCCGGCTTTAGTTTCGTTTTTAAGTTCCACTTTATAGGATCTAATTTCTTTTTCCATAAATACCTCCTTATTTACCAGGTATATTTCCTGTAGAAACCGCAGTTACAATAAAATGTTTAACACCCATTACAATTCCACCTACAATAAAACCTATAGTAGTTGTTACAATCCCGTAAATAATAACTTTTGTCATAACTTTTTGAGTCGTATTCAAATTATTAGCAACTGATTGTAAAGCGTCTACCTGAGAAGGAGTAAATGAACAAGTATGACAAGCAATGGTTTCCCGTAATACTTCAAGATCAGCCTCGGTCAAAACTCGTTCTCTCCGCTCATAATCAGGCTTCATTATTATCACCCTCAATCTTATTCTTGGGATTATCAATAACACCTTTTATATTATTCGATATAGCTTGAGCCGCCATATCAATAGGCATCATACCTGATTGTAAATAATACTTTTTACCTTCAGGTGTTCCTGTAGGGACTTCTCCTTCATAAACACGAATTTCATCGGGTGACATGCTGCCTGTTTGAAAACGTTTAAGAAGGTACTCACCTCTACCTTTTTGATCGGCTCTTAACAGTGCGTCAAAATCAAACTTAAACTCATATTCACGTTTTTCAGATTCATACAGCAAATCTTTATTAAGCACCTGTTCCCAATTAACAAAATCAGGATACATTTGGTGATTAATAAACATTGCTATAATTTCTTGCGACGAAGCAAACGTTTGATTCTTATCTCCCGAACGATTTATGAGAATCAAAGGAACATCAAGAAACGAACAAATATCCTCAACCTGATATTTGCGAGTTTCAAGAAATTGAGCCTCCTCCATTGTCAACGTTGTTTTCTCAATACTCATACCATCTTCAAGAATCAACGTTTTGTGTGCGTTACCAACACCCTGCGTAGCAGTAGATAACTCTTTCTTTAACCTATCATAAGCCGCATCACTTAATGAATTAGGATGTTTAAACACTTTGCCAATCTGAGCACCATTACTGAAAAGTCTTGCCCCTTGCTCCTCGGTAGCCATTGCTAGACCTATGGATTCCCGCATCAATTTCTTGATAACACCCATGCCCACAATGCCATTAACCGAGAATCCCCTGATATGTAAGATGTCCGTTTCGGGGAAAACTTCAGTTTCGCCGTTAATCGGGAAGTGTTGATAATAGAGCTTTGAACCAGCAGGAGGAGGTGGTGAGGTTTCGTACATGAACTGGATAACACCAGACGGTGTGACGATGAACGGCCACACTCGATCAGGATGTAAAGGGATTAGTTCGTTAATACCACGACCAGGAGAGGGGATTATACGGGAGTACCCATTACCTCGTAGTTGTACATGGCCGTGAATCATCACCCGGTAATCATACGAGGTTTGCCACCGATTAGGCTTGTACCTGAGTTGCCAGTACAAACGATGATACGGAGCCGGTTGTTGACCCCCGTTTTCGAGATTTTGTTGTACTTCAAGAGGAATCATCGCCAAAGTCTTTGCTTTACGATTAACACAAGCAAAAACAGTGGAAATTGCCAGGGCTGTATCAGCGTTGACAATCTGTGCAGAGTTCGAAGCAGAGCCACCGAACAGACCTACCAAAGCAGGATCGCCAGAAGAAAGAGAAACCGATGGTGAGGAAAAGGCTCGATACTCGACTAATGGGGTGAGTAGAGCCATTAGGAAACCCTCTTAGGTAAGAGGGAAAGCAAAGATACAACTATAAGAAGAATACCAGTGATGACAAAAGCGGAAGGAGGGTGCCACTGATGGACCCCATAAAAGATAAACCCCATTCCTAAAAAAAGGAGGGAATCACTTTTATCCGGGGTTATGCGAGATACACCTCGCCCTATGAGGGAGAAGAAATTTTTCATTAGCACCGGGTATCATCGCGACATTCGGTTTATGAGAAGGTGACAAAATTATCACTTATGTCTGTTTACAGCATTGTATACGGGGAGTCAATACAAATAAAAGAAAAAGAGGGCTACATCCGAAAATGTAACCCTCTTAAACCGCTACGAGCGGCAGGGAGAGGAAGAGAACTCTGAGTTCAACCCTACTCTAAGACGATTGGTGTGTCAAGCTCAATTATTTACTCTCATGCATCACCACAGAATCGATTTTACCAAACAACCAGTGGCAAAATCCCCAGCGGCTCCACGGCTTTTGCCACTTAGCACCATCAAGATAGACATTGTATCGGTTCGTACCATTGTCGATCTCGTGTTTTATCTCCAAATGATGGCGCGTACCGGGTTCTAGGGTTGTGGGTTGATATCTCAAACACGAGCAGGCTGGATATCGGCCGATAGTTGATGGCAGCAGCAAGGCGATTATTTTCTTGCACCCTTTGGCTTGCCTTGCCCATCCGGCTAAACCTTTCTCGTTGTTTTTCCCAATGTCGCATAATAATTTTTAAAGTAATTTGGAGGATAATAACTTGTTGGGCTGGGCATTATTCCCACTTTTGGGCAATTTCCAGCCCAATTATTACACACGCCACCACTCCGGCAATTATGGCTATGGCGGCTAGTGGGTTGTCGGGCAGCCCGTGGTTCCACCATATCCATCCCCCATGTGTGGCAATCTGGCTCAAAATTAATACGGCTATACTTTTTGCGGTCATATCCCCTCCTTAATTTAATTAAAAGCCCAACCAGTGCATTAAAGCGACGGGAATAAACGCCTCAGTCAAGGTCTGGTAAATTGTGGCCCGCGCCTTATACCAAGGGCGTTGGCATGCTTCATAATCCCCAATCATGGGTTTTCGCATGGCCCTTCGCAAACGCTACAGCGTTGGCAAGTTGGTCATCCATGTCTGTATCAACACCAAAATCAAGAGGAATAATATTTTCCATGTCGGGGGCTACTAATTCCACCCACCCAGCGCCATGTTCAAGGCACAATTTCAAGGTGTACCCTTCTGGAAGCCCTCGGCAAACTGCATTGCAAATTTCAAGTAATGCTTGTTTCTGGGTCACGGCTTACCTCCTGGCATGCCAACAAGGTTTTTCAAGCCGACCGCCGGGAAGTGCCGTTCTTCGAGCCATCGCCACGGCGGCGCCGGCTTAATTTAACGTTGGCTGTCCAAGTGCGATCCTTAAACGGCCATGCCAAGTTGTGTATTATCCGCGCAAAAAACGAGAATTCTTCATGTGCCGGATTGCTCTCCACAAGGAAAGTTCTTGGTGGATATTCCACAAGGCGTACCCCACCATCAGCCACCCAAAACTGCACAGCACAAGCTCATTTGACTTCATCGTCCATATCATGTCGATCAACTCTTTCATCTCTTTCCTCCTTCAAATTTAATGAGTAACAGCCAACAAAACGCTTGAGAGGGACGGCGGGGAGCAGCTTTCTCTGGGCCGGGTTCAGTGGCCGCCGCCCCTCAGCTCAGCGTTATGTTTCTTTTTGCTTCTCGCAAAACTTGCCCAGTTCGAGGCTTGGTATGGCCACTTCAACAATATTGTTCTTCAGGTACTCGGAAGTTACAAAACCCTCAAAACCTTATCTTCACCAGCAGAAGCCCGTTTATCATACGCTCCTGTGTTATCCTCAAATGTTATCAACCTACCTAATCCACAAATAGTAGCAACCGCACTATCTATCTTCAGGTTGTCGTTTTCCTTTGTGGGGAAATAATATTTAACACTACCACCTGAACGAGATTTCTTTTTCACAACGTTACCAACACACCAAGTATAAACAGGATCACCATTATGCCAAAACTCATTGGCATATATCATAGCCTCTAACTCCTTCATCGGCTGTGATATAGTAGACGGCCCTTGTTCAAACTCTACACATTCAAACGAACACCACGTTTGAATGTTCTGTATTAAATAACTAGCCTCTTTCGGATCAAAAGTCAACTCTTTTATAACGTAATCTTTACTTAATTCTTTTAAGTCAGTTTCAATCTGATGAAAATCAGTTCTCGCCCCTTCGGTCACGATCATGTGACCACTTTCTTCCCATTTTCTATAACTTTGGTTTTCTTTTTTATCAGCGGTTTCTCTTGGTACATAATGCCTAGCAAACCCAACCACACAATTTCGTAAAATTGGTTTAACCCAAAAACAAATCTTTTCGTCCTCTAATTTAATACCACTAACGCAAATATTTAACCCATCTTTTTGAATTGTTTCACCGTGGCATATTGGGCAATTAAGATTTATTACTTTTCGTTGATACTTAAACAAAAACACCAACGCGCAAAGGTCAATCTTGGAGGCAAGGTCTAAAGCAGCTATGCACTCTTTACCTTTAAATTGCTCCATTGATAAACTTTCATCTTTACACTTCTCCCAACGTAACATATCGAATGCGCCAATTCCTGCATTTTGCCAAATGTTTAGGTGCTTCGTTAATAGAATGTTTCTTTCTGTAGGTTTATTTAATGCGTCATTAAACTTTTTTAAAAGGTAATCAGGTTCTATAGAAACCCCTAGGTTCGGGTTGGCTTTCTTCCAAGATTCAAAATCTCGCCAATCGTCATCCTTATCAATAGTGAATATCATACAGAACAACGAATCATCTTCTACAGTTCCTTCAAGAACCTTTACCGCATGTAAATGTAAATCATAACAAGGGTAACTTGTATTTACTCCTGCTGTTGTAATGACACTTCGCAAAGGTTGTTCTCTTGCACCCATACCCGTACCCATTGCATCATACAGCACCGAAGTAGGATGCTCGTGATACTCGTCGATCTCAGCACAATGTGGACTTTGGCCATCGCCAGGATTACCCACAATTGGAACAAACTTACTCATGTCCTCTACTGAATAAATTGATGTGGGGTTCTTCGGGGTTCCTGTTAATTGAACTCCATAATACTCAACAAAGTCTTCATTCATCTTTACCATTTGCCATGCTGGTTGAAATACCATCATCGCTTGCGCTTCAGTAGTAGCTCCTGCATAAACTTCTGCTGACATTTCTCCATCAGCAAAACCCATATATAAACCTTCTGTTCCACCATCTATAGACTTTCCATTTTTACGGGCTAACTCAACGTAAGACTCAGTGAATCGTCTTTTATCATTTTTCTTCTTTAACCAACCAAACTTAACACCTTGAATAAAAATCTGGTGCGGTTCTAATTCAATATATTTTTTACGCCATTTTCCTTTAGTGTGTTGCAGGTTTTGTGTGAAGTCACAACGTTTAGCAGCAGCTTCCTCATTAAAATAATATGGGTATTCAAAATCATCTTGTTTAGCAAGATCATTGAGATGCCTTTGGCAAGCACATTTTTCGAGCAGACAAGTTTTGCGATTAGGGAGGGTATCCGAGATTACAGCGTTACAGTAATCTAAGATTCGATCTGAATATGATTTCATATATTGCTATTCCACAACTCAGAACTAAAACGAACTCGTTCTTTGTTAACATGACGCCGCTTAAGAAATTCATCAAACGATAACTTCTTAAAAGCAAATACTTGATTACAATACGCCGCTAAATCAATATAAAATTTATTATATTCAGAACCCCAACAATCAATATGCCTCATAAGGTAAGGTAAACATTCTCGTTCCTTTAACCAAACTATTCTGGAAATTGTCTCAAATAATTCCATTTTTGGATGAACATAAACAAAGAATTTTAATTGCCACGCCTTTCTCCAATATAATAGTTCTAATTGTTTTTCAACATTATCTTTATATTTTATGTTATCAAAAGCAAAAATATATTCATGCAAATAATTTAACTTAGATAACAACAATGAGTTTTCAGAGTCAACCAAACGAATATCCAAACCTTGATTAAACTGACATTTTATATTTTTATCTATTAACTCTTGTAAAATTTCTTTATGCTCAGGTAAAGCCAAAAAATTATTATCCAAAAACTTTACTTTTGAATGTCTAACTACATCATCAACATTTCTATATCTCGTTAGTTTTCCTTCAACTACATGAACCTTACAAAATTCACATTTCCTAATACAACCTCTACTTAAAAAACCATACGAAGTATTATCTACAAACTCAGGATGATAAATAGAATAATCAGGTTCGCAATCGTCAATTTCTTTTGGTAAATATACATGATAATCAAAACCAGTTCCACCGAAAGTTATGTTATTACCTTTAACGCAATGTGAATTACCTTCAAAAACAACACTACAAAATGAAAAGTCATATTCACTTGTATCAATATCGAAAACTTGTTTTTTTCTATCTGGGTAATAAGGAAGGTTTAACTTGATAAGTTTTACTTTAGCCCAATATTTATCTTTATAATATCTGGACAATTTCATTAACGCTAAATTTGGAATCCTAGAATCAGCGTCAATAAGCAAAACTTTTATTTGATGAGACAAAAGATATACCTCCGTTTTAGGTATCCGTTGAAGAATTAGCGGCAACAAGCACGGTACTTGCTTTCGGATACCTCCTAGCCGCTAAATTTAAGCTTCTTTAGTTTTACTTAAAGTACCAAATCTGTTTTCCTTAACTGTCTCTTTCTTAGGTAAGTTTATCCTCGACCTAGAAGAAGGAGATAAACCAAACTCAGTCAAAACTGATTTAGCAAAGTCTTTACAATCTTTCAGCATACTGTATTCAGGTCGCTTATACTCACCAACCTCAATCTCTTCACCATCCTTATTGAAAGCAAGTTTGGTGAACGTACTACCTTTTACTCTAAGAATATTTTCATAAGACTCAAGTTGGGCCTGATTACTAACATACAAAAGGATTAATGGTAAATCTGTTTCAGAGCAAGTGTACATCTTCTCAACTCGATTTACAAAATCCTCAAAAATTTCCTTTTCTCGTTCACATAAATCATCAGGAGGTACAGGACGATTAGAAGAAGGTATAGGAAGCTCCTTACCAACGTACCTATGCGCGTGAGCCTTGTCGTTCTTCAACAAACGCAACTCAATAGGATCTGGTTTCTTACCTACCATTACCGTTTACCTAATTATTAACTATGAGGCTCTGACCAGTCAAAAGCATCACATTGTTCACAAGCGCAATCGGCCAAATCCGCTACCATTTCATTACCACACTGATTACAAGTAACCCAAAGGTCTTCGTTCATTTAGATAACCCTCATTACCAAAACCACCATCTTCCTTAGCGGTCTTCCTATCATGGCAAGTTTTACAACAACTTTGCCAATTACTTTTATCCCAAAATAATTCCATATCACCTTTATGTGGAACTATATGGTCAACACAATACACCGGAGTATAAACACCTTCTTTCTCACATATTACACAAAGCGGGTTTTCCTTCTTAAAAACCGCCGCCGCCTTCAACCACCGATTATCATACCCGCGTTCAGTTCGGGTGCCGCGCAAGTTGTCATAATTTCGCGCCTTCGTCTTGGTGTCTAAATCTCGTTTTCTGAGGTGTTCGGGGCAATAGCCCCCCTCGGACAGCTTACTACACCCAGGCTTGCGGCAAGGCCGTCTAGGGGCACTGGTGTTCATTTCCGACCTGTTATAACCCCGACCGCTGAACCACCAATCCTCAACTTCTCAGCAGACCTTCCCACAATCCACACCGCACAAACACCACCCCACACTTGCCAAAAGTAATCAGGTAACACCAGAGACGGAACAGTTTCATTCCCCAACCAAACTAAAATTGGAAATAAAACATGAACCAGAAATATGAACATTAACCCGGCATAGACCACCATAGGTCTTGCCCGTTTGGTGAATTTATCTTCTTGATTCATCTCGGCAACCATAACCGATTTCTGAACATCAAGAATCGCGGTTTCTCTACTATCTAACATTCGTTGTAGTTCTACCTGAATAGCTGCCCGTTCCGCTTCGGTAGCTTTAGGCGGAATAAAACGATCCATTATCCCTTTAGCAAGATCTGCAATACTACCAAGTCCTGTCAAATCCATCTTTAACTCTCCAACTCAAAATGTGGGTAATCAACAAACTTATCATCATGCAAATTATCATTACGATTGAAGTCACCACCCCAACGTAAAGGAACACCTTTTGTCATAGCGATAGCCTTCATCACCCCAGCCAAAAACACAAAGGCTTCTCGATCATCCCACTGAATTTTACCATCTCTGTAAGGAGCTAGATCAACAGCCTTTGAAAGAGTAGGGGTTTCGGCATTATGTTTACTTTCAGGGTAATGAAGTTTACTTTTACCTTCACGAAATGCCTTTTCTTGTTCTTTTTCCCCTCGTCTTCCACAAACAACTGTAAAATCAAACACCCTGATTGCTTCTTGTATAATCATCTGAAGACTAGGGTGGCAAGTTGCTAAAACTTCCAAAGAACGTTTTCCTAAAATAGGCATTAATTTAACCTCCGTTTGATTATTTGAAAAAACTTTGGTAACCAAAAGAACAGGACGAGACCAATCACCCTCCAACCACGATCCGAGTTGGGGTGGAGTCGAACCACCACAGTTCTTTTGGTTACCAAAAACTTCCAAATCTAATTTCTTTAAACATCTTGCAAGGTTTAGAATACGCCGTTGTTCTTTCAGGATTACCTATTGCTTCTTTATCCAACTGTTTTTCAACACAAGGAACAGTAACAGACTCGACCTCTGAATCAAAATTTACGCAATCCTTGCAAGATACCATGACTCACCTTAACCAAGTTAACGAAAAAGTCAACAAAAAGCCCCACTGAATGACCAGTGGGGCTTTTCTTCAAACAAAGAGCTGGTAAATTCCTTTACGCTACACGACCGATACGAGCGCCTGGCACGCCGTCCTTTTCAGCCTTGGTGATGGCAAATCGACGGGTAAGGCGGGTTTCCTGTACTTCGACCCCTTTGTTCGGTCCCTTTGCTACAAGCCGCATTTTGGGGCTACCGTCCTCATTTGTGACCAACTCGGCGTACTTCTGAGACGCACCGCCGACAGTGGAAGACATGCTCTTCCAAGGTTCGGGCTTATCAGCCGTTGCCGCCACAAAGAATGACTGACCCATAGCAAGCATATCAAAGGGGTAAATGGACTTCTTACCTGCTCCCGAACGCTTACCGGCCACCACCGGAACATCTTCGATCTCAAAACCATTCGCCATTGAAACACCACCGCTTCCTTCCGACATACGTTTCTCCTCCTGGGGGACCGCCTCGATCCCTGCTTGGGTTGCGCGGGTTGCCACCTCACCCGCTTCATTTTTAAGATCCGGGTTAATTAGCACGAATCCTTTCTTAATTAAGATTTCATGAACCGCCGACGGGGTGAACACATAATCGTCCGCCAAAGTTGCAGCCACAATTTCTTTCAAAATTCGATTTGCTTTCTGATACCTGTTTTCCACTGCCATTGTCGTTTCCTCCTCTATTTAATTTCGGCCCTCACCGTTTGTTAGGACCACTATGACTTATTTATAAAACCTTGTCAACACTCTTTTTGTTCCAAATATTGAATTAAAATATCTCGGGCCTCTTCCCAACTATAACATACGATAAATCCAAATCCTTGCGACTGAATAAATCGACCAAACTCAAGTTGCTCTTCAGACACCCCGCCTAATGACCCTTTCCGTTTTGGTTTTCGAGAAGGTTTCTTCATCTCGATATACAGGCCTGAAAATCCACCCCTTTTCACTGGAAGGCATGTATCACTCACCCCAGCCTTCTTACCAGACGCTCTAGCTCGCCCACCTACAAAAGCAGAATTTGACTTTTCCTCATTCTGAATAGAATAGTACCATTTCAATTCAGGGTACTTTCCTATGTTTGATGAGGCCCATGCCATAACCGCACATTGGTGAGCATATTCAGTATCAGGTTTTGCTATTTGCTCAGGGGTCATAAATTATTTTCCGCAGATTGGGCAAAGTTGTCTAGGTGGTTCAGGAACACTATCACCTATCAAATCGCACAACCTAATTTCAGAAACTCGTTTTAATTCACTTTGTGAAACGTCACAAGTTTTAGCGTATGATTGACAGGATTCGATAATTTCTTCAAATGTTTTATAATCACGTTTTAATGTTGAGTCAATCATACCTTTTAACAAAATTTTTGCTGCTATTAAGTTATCCATTTCTATTCACCATCATGTAGTAGATTTTAAAACAACCTCGTTTATTCTAATATCTGTCAACATAGGAGATTTTAATTCTCTAACGTCGATAATATCAAATTCAACAGAACGTGGAATCATACCAGTTTCGTTATGAAACTCTTGTAAAGCAACTCTTATCTTTTGTTCAGTCTTTTTAGTTGCGTTATTAAGCGAATCTCTAAGTGTAAATACTGACATTTTTATTCACCTCCTTCTAAAAGTTGCTTGAACTCACTAAATTTTGCCATTTTGCAAACACAAAATTTCCATTTGGGTTTGGATCTCCATTCCAAATGATCAATCTTACACTTACAATTAGGGCACTGCCTCCAAATAATTAACGGGTATCTCCTAAAGTTTTTATTAAGTGCCATGCCTAACCTCAAATGTCAATAGTAATTACAATATCAGTCAGAACGATTCCTAACGGAAGTTTTTCACCTTTGCTAGAAATCTTAACAACGTCAACCCCATTGTCATCTGAGAACCTTCTAACTAAGTTTAAGATATCCAGCTCTAATTTAGCTTTTGCAGCTTTCACTTGGTCTAACGTTTTCATAATATATCCTCAGTTAAAGTTTAATCTTAACGTCAATATTACACAGTTCAACCTAATTGTCAACCTATTAACCATCTTTTTATCGTAGATTTGCCCACAAATTAACACTCGATCCCTGAAAGCCTTGATATCAGAGGCTTTCGAGCGATTCATATTAAAATGTAGAAAGTAATATATAAATTGTGCAAGCCTCTAAACCCCTATTCTCCCTTCTTTATTATTATTTTATATATTTTAATATAATTAATATAATAATAAGAGAAAGAAGAGATAGGTGAGTTGCGCATCACATGAATTGTGCATTCGTGTTTTATGATAATTTATTTTTATAATATACCTATAATTTACCAAAGCGTATTAATCGTGTTAAAGTGTATAAAATGAGAAATTTCTTAAAAGATTTCAGATACTTAAATCACTTTCAAATTAACAGATTTAGAAATAAATCATATTAAAGTAAGGTCAAAAGTATAGAAAATGAGCCTCAGTGAGCGAGTTAAACAGACGCATAAATTGTGGGCAAGCTGAAACCTCATGAAAAATAACTTATTCAGTGATATTAAGTACATGAAAAATATGTGTTCTTTTAGTGTGAATTTTATAGTTATTTCAAATAGTTAAGAACTTTATGAATAAAATCAGTATGTTGACAAAAAATTGTCACCTGAAATAAGTAGTGTTATTAATCGCTGAAAAAGGTGTCATGCGCGTAAGGG